GGAAATATTTTTCGTGTCCGTTCTATTAAACCTCCGTAATATGGATCGAACGGTTGAGCTATAGCTTGAATCTCGGAAGGAGATAACGCGCGGTTCCATACCATGGCATCCGCTACCTCTCCCGCGAAACCGTATGGCCCAGAGGAGGTAAATGTGCTACCCGCGACCGACCATGATGTGCCGTTATCGCTGTAGTTGCCAATCGGCGCGACTGATGCTTGCCACTCGCCATCTACCCAGACTGATAAATCCGTCCCATCGAACATTCCAACAACATGCGCCAGCGTCCCGTCCACATAGGACCCACCGGAGACTCGATCATTTGACGAAAACGAGTTAAGTACAAAATCAATTGAGCCGCCATTTGTCCGCAACACCACTTCGCTGTGCTGAGACACGATCCATCCCTGCACATTAGGTGCGCCCGACGTTCGCTGAATCCACGCCGCGATCGTTACAGGCTGGCGCCCGCTAAACTTCAAATTGCCTATATCGATTCGACTTGATCCGCCCGGTGCATCCAGCGCCCATCGATCCAGGTCCGGCGCGATCACCCAGTCGTCTGGCGGGCTCATGTTCGTCAGCGTGCCATGATTGCTCCGTGGCGAACTATCAGCATATCTCACTGATCCAACGCACCCATCGCCACCAAGTCCAGCAAAAACAAGGCCATGAAAGAGCGAATGTGACTTGTTTAGTCTGAAATGCTTATTGCGTATCATTAGCTAGTCGCTTGATCTGGAACATTTGGTATAAGTGCTATGTACATTTCAACAGCATCACCTTCAAGGGCTTGACCAGCTTGATTAAAAACAATTGGAAACCCATATCTGGCTGCTGGATAAAAATCTGAGTTTATCATCATTACTTGATATGTAGTAGCTGCATCAGCAGCCGCAACAAACGCACCAACATATTGTAAATGGTGCATATACTCTTCCCTATCTGCTTCAGCAGCGCCGCCTGGATCCCAATCTGCATCAGCACCAGTAGAAGCAGAACCGCCATCATTACCAGTTCCAGCAGTGGCTGAGTAAGAAGATGCCCACATAATATGAACAACCTCTCCAGCGGTAGGAGCCACGTCAAACTCTAAACACACTTTAACCGCATAAGTAGGAGCGCGATTTGCTGTTAAATCAGCCTTAGCCCCTTGTCTAGCATCACCATCAGCAAGTGAGGTTAGATCGATTTGATGCGTGCGACTAATACCACTATTGGTATTTGAATAATCTGTAGTGTCAGCCCAACAAACGGGCGTACCCATTTCAATAGTTTGATCAGCCATTATTACCTCCGGCCATTAGCCATAGTATTAGCTAATGAATTCGCAACAAACTGAACGTCATTATCAGAAGCATTTAATGGGTCTGATTGAATAGTTGCGTTTTCTAATAGTTTCCACACCCATCTTTCAGCTTCCAATACAGGACTGTTGTTCTCTTGTGTTACTTTTTTAGCCCACTGGATTCTATTTGCGTGGTTTTCAGTAGATGGGTCTTCATTAAGTATATCAACAGCGCAATTATGAATAGCAACAGAAAATTGCTTTCTTAAAATATGATCTGGGGTTGTTGCGCTATCGTAAATATCTACATAGGCCATAATTTACCTTTCTTTATTTTTTAGTGTAGCGCGTCTGGTAGCTCAACAGCCACACTATAGTAATCTGTATTGTCTGGGTCTAAATTAAAATCATTATTAGTTGGGTCTACATAGCCTTTATTTGTTTCGGATTGGTCTTCAGCATTTCCGCCTAAATCAATATATCCGCCAGAAGTGTAATTAGTAGTATTGTTTTCAAAATAGGTGTTACGCATATACGCCCTATTTGATGCTGTAACTTTAAACCCGACTTTGCCAGTGCCAGTATGGTTGGTAATACGACAACCAATAATCGAACACATTGGGCCAGACGGAAATTCAACACCATCACTTGTACCACCATCTATTACACAATTTAACAGCGTTCCTCCGTTATATAGATAAATTACTCCAGAGTTACCATAAAACAAACAGTTGCTGAATATACATCCCGCGTTTGCGCCATCAACTACTCTCGCACCTGTATTATTCGCAAAAACACACGCGAAAAAGACCGAATCGTCATCAGGACGATAAAGAGCAGAGCCTGTATTAGTATCAAACAAGCATCGATCAAAGCATGCATATCGCAAATAGCCATTTGGTCGCGCGCCTTGACCATCGCAATCATCAAATGCGCAGTTAATAAAAGTGAAATAGTTAGAATAAGCAGAAGCGGTTTCTAAGGCTGCGGTGCCATCGCATGAATGGATGCGGATGTTTTTGAACGTCCAAAAATCCACGCTGTTAATGTAAAGCCCAGAAATAGCATTATCTTGCCCATCAATAACACAATAAGTCCCATCATCAACCCAAGAGTCGTTAACTCCAATAAGCTGAATCAGGCTCGCCATCGTGCCAGAGTTTGTGTCAACATCTAATCGCGCAGATATTGAAAATGTGCCACGCGCATAAATAATATCACCAGCAGTAGCCGCATCTAGCGCATCTTGTAAATCAGTATAGGCATCTGCTTGAGTAGTGCCGTCATTATTACCAGTAGCTGAAGCGTATGCGTAAATATTTGCCATGATTAAGCCTTAGCCAATTAAATTACTGCCACCACATGCCTTACCAATAGCCTGTCTATGAGGATCAGTATTAACTGTAAGTGGTTCATCTACATATGAAAGTAGTGTAGTTATTTCTGCTTTTGTTAGACTAACAGCGCCAGTTAGCCCACCAGTATTTGGAACTGTATCGGCATCATCTAACTTAGCTAAAATAGCAGATATCAAACCCCAATACATTGTTTTTGCTGCCTCGCAATGATTATTAACCCTAGCTAGCTCGCCCATCGTAGCGCGAAAATCATTTAACCAATCTAATAAAACAGCTTGCTCTTCGCTAGTAAGCTCATTAAAAGTCATAATATTCCTCTAATAGTATTTAACATGAATGAACAAATCTTGCCACTTAGTACTTAAAGTGGAGATTGTTGGTTTTGGATTGGAACGGTCTGTTTTGGCATTCGGGTCTTTACCATCATTATTAACTTCAGACCCACCATGATAAGCTGTATTATCTGCTGCTTTAGCCGCATAAACTTCTAAGCTTGCCATTTATATCTCCCCTAGGATTTACCCTTTTTGAAATCTTTGTAGTAAAGTCGATCGTGAAAGCGACTTGAAATTAAATCAAGAATAGCGCTATCACTATGAGAAAGTTCTGTTTTGTATTGAGAACCACCAGGTGAGAAAACCGTACTTCTATGGGATTGAACACTTCCAGTCATATAGTCAGAAGAGAAGGTGATGCCACTATTACTACCTGCGTCAGTAGAGCTAGATGCTATAATAGTATTAACCCCAGTACAATTCTGAATTACGTATGGTCCCATATGCCTAATATTACCAGCCGCATTGATTGTAAACCCACCATTACCTAATGTTTCCGTTTGGTCAGCACTGTACGCATAAAAGTTTCCGCCAATATTAAAAGTACATCCATTAACAGTTCCGCTTATTTTTGGTTGATTTACTACAAAGTCACCTGAAACATTTGAAGTTGTTCCAGCGGTGAAGTCTAAAACGTGCTTACCTAATGCATAAAAGTTACCAGAGGTTTGCAAGCCATCAGCAAAAGTTAATGTACCAGCGCTTTTTCCTGAATAAACTTCATCTACGTACAAGCTATTAAAAGTAACAGTTTGATTACCAGTACCACCAAAATATACTTGCCCATCATTTGGATACCAAGATGCACCCGCATCAAAAGTTAAATTATTGAAGAACTCATAGCTACCATCACCACTAACACTACTATCACTATTAAAAGTAACATTGCCTCTAAATACGTAAGTGTATTCTCCGGTTAAGTCAGCACCAATTGTAATAGAGCCATAGTAGTCACCACGAGTAATATCACCAGAAATAATTAAATTAGTAGGCGATAAAACTCCGTAAAGTGAGTCTATTGACCCTCCTGTTGGAATAGTAACCGTACCACCATCGATATATCCATCATAATTAATGTCTAGAGTAGTTGCCTTAATCGTAGTTCCCACTGGGAGAGTTACTGAACCATAAGCCAATAAGTGTTGCCCAGTGTAACCATTAGTTAAACTAATATAAGAGTCACTAGCCACTGTAACTGAAGCAAAATCACCAGTAGTGAAGTACCAGTTAGAATCAGTTAGAGATGTGCCATCATAAATAGCAAGGTTGGAGAGATTAGTTGGACCAGCAATATTGCCAGTGCCATAAGATTTTACTGTGTAGTCCCCAGAAAGTAGTCCGGTGTAATCAGATTCAATATGCAGGGCGCCACATTTAACATCGCTTGTCAAAATGCACAAACCGCCACCACTATTAAAATAAACACTGTCTCCTGTTGTGGGTATGCTAGCTCCAGCAGAACCGCCTTCACTTTCAGACCAACTGTCAGTGCTATTCCAATTGAGTCCTTCGCCTACATAATGTCTATTACCCATCGAGCACCTTATGAGGTTTTACTGTAAAATGAACCGTGAGGGTTGTTTACCACATAAGCATAATCATACTCATCACCATATGGGCCAAGAATGAACTGGCAGATATTAGCAATACCACGGCCAGCATTCCACTGAGTCACCATATCTTCATAGTTTTGACAGGCTGTTTGAGACAATAGTGTTTCAAAGCCCTTCATGTGGTCTTTTGTATCAAGTGAGACAGGGCCACCAACAGCTTTAATACCAGCACTAAGTGCGGCAGAACGTGCTGAACCCTGATCAATAATACACGCGCTTTTCATAACGCACATATTAGTAAATGCTAAATCTAATGTTGCGGTTAGAGTAGGGTCTGGTGACATAGTTAAATTAACAACATCTATAGTGTAGGTAGTCGTTAAGTTGACATCATGTTGAACATATTGACCAGCAACAGTAATAACTTGTGTGAGTCGAGTGTCGCTATAAGTTGGCGTATCGGCCAAATCATTAATTAACACACGTAACATTTGGACCATTGTGGTGTCCCAGGCCATTTACTACTCCTATATGCTATATGAAAAATGCGGCGGTCCAGGACGAACCCAGACACACCGCAATATGGAGTGTCGTACTTACGGAACAAATTACATTGCGCCAATCAGGACACGTCGGTTATCAACACAAGCCCAACCACAATAAGACATGCAATAGAACCCTAGCAGTTGCTGTGGGTGGATAAGCATATCTGGGGTGACCTCAAGGGCACCATCAGGCGGGATTGGACGTAGGAAAGCATCATTTGTAGATAGGTCGAGACCAACACAAATTTCAACCTTGTTAGACGGAAGAGATGCGCCAAGAGTACTTTCGTAATACGTTTCGTATTCTTGACCAACACCAAATTCTGACATTGTATGAAGGTTAACACCAAAGATTCGGTTAATGGCCTGCTCATCAGTTGAGACAAAAATCTCGCGCCGAGTAATTTCATCGACCTGATCAACGTTCCAGTTCCGAATACCTTCCATAGCTTCTGGGCTCAAATACATATCAGTTAGACGTGAGCGGAACATAGAGGTTTCATTACCTCCACCACCACGCCGCATCACAACCTGCATAAGCGAAACAAGTCGCTTTGTAAACTGGCCTGAAGCAGCATCAGGGTCGGTCACGACAATATTACGGTCATAACCAGCACCAAGAATGGTATGCCAAGCATCATCATTGTGCTTCTTCACAACACCATCAATAAGCACTTCTTGTAGCCGCCCAACAACATTCCAGTCCGCATTACGGGCGAAACGTCGTTGCATGCTGATTCGGTTACCTACACCGTAGATAGGAATCTGCAAGTAGTCACCTTCAACGATTCGGTTCGGAACCGCACCGTAGTCAGGCATAGTTAGAGCGACAAAATCAGCCTCTGTTCCAGGCGCGATCAGGTCAAGGGGATATTCGTAAGACGTAGTTGAGCGCCGTGTGCTAGTTTCGGTAAAGATACCAGCAGTATTACTTCCATCCATAACGCCCTTACGTAGAGGAAGATTCGGTTCAGCCGCTAGGGCTTGTTCGCGTTCCTCATCAGAAGCGGTATAGAGAAATTTAATACCTCCAGCTATTTTACGGCCAGCTTCCGCTGAAACCATTGGGTCATCGCTACTGAATTGGTCTAGCAGCGCCATATCATTAAAGTCGATTTTAGGCATATTATAATCTCCTAAGTAGTTTGTTTCTTATTAGTTAGGAAGGTTAACGTCAAGAGTAGCGTAACCATTGGCGTCAGCCTTGCTAACCCACTGGCCGATTACTGTACCGCTTGAATCAACGTTAGTCAGATAACCAGTTGTGTCGTAATAGGCTTTTTGACCAGCGACGATTGTAATACCATCAGCAAGCATATTTGAGCAAACACGACCTTTACGCAGGACTGCAACTTTACCGCCAGCTTGAACTTCAGCCTTGTATGGATTAAGCATCTGCTCAGTGAGCGTTTTATTAACAACGTCACATAGCAAAATACCAGCAGCATATGTACCAGACACAGCTTGTCCGGTTGGGAAAGCGACTTTAGTTGTTGAGTCATCAAGGTTTTGGCCTGAGCCAGTCCCCGTATAAATCACAACGCGACCACGATCTCCCGTAGGCGTCATAAACGCAGTAACTTCAACGCCTTCACGACCATAATCTTGTAGGGGTTTAAGAGCCATATTATATTCTCCTAGAAATCAGGGTTATTTACTTATTTGGAGTCAGACAACTAGCAATAGCAAAGCATTCAACTTCTTTTTGCGTAGTGTCATCTTGAGGAAGTGAGGCAGATTGGGCTGCTTCATCAAGCTTATCTTCGGAAGCTTCAACGCTTTCTTCGCCCTTGCTGTCTTTCTCTTCATCGTCTTTTTCGTCAACTTCTTCTTCGCACTTTTCTTTTGAGGTAGATAGATAGCTAATATACTCATCAGCAATATCTTTAAACTGCTCATCGCTCAAAGCCTTAAACAGTTCAACCTTTTCGGTAGCAACTTCTTTAGTGCTTCCACCATCAACAAGATAAGAAACACGTTCAGCAAAAACCTTTTCCGCTTTGATAACTTCAAGCTGTTCGTTAGCCTTAGTTAGTTCGGCTTCAAGTTCTGTTGCCTTAGTTGTAACAGTCTCTTTGTCTTCAGTGAGAGTAGCAATAGTTGCCTTGAGTTCGTCAACCTTAATATTGAGTTCAGAAACAGTACTGTTAGCTGCTTCAATCTCACTATCTTTAGTTGCTAGAGTAGCTTCAAACTCTGAAGTTTTCGCTTTAAGCTGCGCCACTTCAGTATTAAGTTCGATAACTTGATCTTTGTAATCTTCGCTCATATCTTGAGTCTCCTGAGCTTGTGTACTTAGGGGTTCTATGTAGGAACTATCAGGATTTGCTGGATTATTAACAAAACCCTTTCCAATAAAAATAACATTCTTCAAAACACGACCGATCTGGTGATCTTCCCACTTGCCTGAACCACCAAAGCAGCGTAAATGTTTGCTTAATTCTGCTGTTGTATCATCCCTTTCAACAATTGTATAAGACCCATCAGCCTCTTTGAGGGCATAGTCAAAACCACTGAATGCACATTCCATGCTAACGCCCTTCTTTTGTGACTCAATATCACTAATAAGATCAGACGCCTTTTGTTTTAACAGTTGGTCGAAGGGATATGTATAAATAACAGAGTCAACTACAATGTGAATAACTGACTCAGAAGCAGCGGCCTTTTCGTCATCTATTGGGAGACCCAAATCATTAACTAAATAAGCCGTTGTGATGTGACCAGCAATTTGATGAGAGTCATGCTCTAGATTGCTTGGTTTATGTTCGGGAGTCTTAGAGGCTTTAATTAACTCTTCTTTGGTAAAAACATCATCGTTCTTATTCCAAACCGAGCTAACTAAAATGCACCGAACGGGATATAGATCAATGTCAGTAATACTAGCTTTTGTAGATTCTGGTAATTGTACCTTATCAATCTCGATGGGAACAATAGTCCCCATACAAGCAACAGTAGTACTACCTAAAATAGCGTCAGATAAACCATCGTCAATTTCAGGTTGGTATATTTTAACTGTCATATTTCTTAACTAGTTCAGGGTCTTGTTCATATGCGTCATGAATCGGAATCACAACTTCATCAATGAACGTTTTAATTGTATCTGGAGCGCCAAGAATTCGTTTAATTTCGTTTAGTGCTGTTTCATAGTCATCAATAGCCAACGAATTGAAAATCTGAGCTAGAAGCGGGCAGTTATACTTAGCAAACAGGGTGCCCCATTCCATCCAGCCGCGCTGAACTTTATCCATTTTTCTATCAATAGCCTTCCAAATCAGAAAAAATATAATTCCGACAACAATAGGCCCAACAATTGCGAGAGTCCAAACTAACCAAGTAGCCATAATAAAATCCTCTTACTTTTTAGAACGTTGTTTCGTTGCATACATTGACAAATAAATCATACGGCAAACCAAAAATGTTAAACAAATTAAAACCATTGCTAGAGTTGGAATGATAGCCCATTTATTAAATGACTTCTGAGTTTGCTCAGGTTGCATTGGGCGTGGCATTGGAATTCCACCAGGGCCTTCTGGTTGTTCTGGCTGTTGTGGAATTAGTTCTAAATTGATTTTTGACAATACATAAGACATGTCAACACAAAGAGTTGATGAGCGGTCATCCGACCTAACTATAATACCAACAACTCCACTATCACAAACCATTGGACCGCCTGACATTCCATGAAAAGCCGCTGGAGAAGTGACATATTCTTGCATCCATGTACCAACACGATTCTTATATGTGCCACCAACAATAGTTAATGTCTTGCTTGGAGGAAATCCAATTCCTGCATATAGGGCTGTTTGACTGCCTTCATCAACGACAGGAATAGCTTCAACATTATTTAATACTGGAGTTAGCAAAACGGCGGAATCAGTTTCGTATGCGCTTGTAGAGCAATAAACTGTAGCCTTCGCTTGGTATTTTCCAGCGTAGTCAACGTTTGACCCACAAGAATCAACAACATGACCAGCAGTAATATGAACGCCGCATGGCTTACCATCAACTAAAAAATTACCAATGAAAAAACACGAACCATGCCCATTGCCAGATTGGACTAAACCAACTGAGTCTTGAAACTGTTTTGCGAACTCAAATCCAGCACCACTACCAGGAGTTTCTGGGCGGGAAGGTCGCTGAGGCTGACTAAACGGCCAACAGCCATCAGTAGTATTTTGGAGAGTGTAATGTCCATCCTGGACCATCGGTTCTGGCTGACAACCAATGCAGATTGAAATAAACAACGCACAGATTAAAAATAGGCTTTTATATTTCATTGTGCTTCTCATAATTTAAATGCCATATGTTCTATAAACCTATACACAATTAGCACTTAAAAATATAATTATGCCTTATCTTTTGGGGGTTTTTTCTTATCTATTTTTGCTTTTAGTTTGGGGCGAAACTTTGGCGTTTCTCGTTTTTTAGTATCGAGTGAGTTTTTTGGCCTTCCGTCCTTTTGTGGGATAGAAGTGTCAGTTTTTTTATCTTTGTTTTCTTTGGGTGGTTCATTGAGAGGTTCAGGGTCGGGACCAGGATAAGTCCTCAAGTGTTGAACGGGGCCTTTTTCTTTTAGGCCGATCTGCTCAGCGCTAAGAATTCTCTCTTTGAGTGCAATCTTTTTATAATCAATACCGTACTGAGGATCAAAGTATGGACCGGCTTTAGGAGCGCGGCGACCACTTTCCCTTTCGCGGTTCTCTCTATTTGTGCGGATTTTTTCCATAGTTGGGTTAAGCCCGCAAATTGCCTGGAATCTCTCATCTGAAATAAGCCCGCGATCATTCATATTTTGTAAGATAGCCTTTTCAGAAGCCTCATCCCCAAATGAAACATAATCATATTCAGCAGTCGCTGAGAACCTAAATCCCATTGATTTTTGAACTATCTCGAATTGGGTATTCCAGAAATCATTAAGTATTTGGCGTAAATAATCTAACCGCTCAACCATAGTCTTAAGCCCAACAAAATTGTTAGTAGTGCCGCCAGACTGATTTGAGCCAGTAAGTGTTTGGGGAATTCCTAGACCAGCGTAAATAGCAGTTAGGGATGGTTCATACTTTTCAGAACCTAAGAACTTGTGAATTTCTGTACTTGTTTCGATAACATCAATACCAGGCCCCCACAAAATAGTTTTAGCCCCACCGCCAACATTAGATGTAAGTGCGCCTCTTAACGCATCAAAAGCGTTTTTATCTGGGAATACTTTATGTTCTAAGTCACCAACAGAAATGATTCTAAAGTTACTAATAGCACCATCTAAAGCGGCTGAATCAGCCAACTCTAATTTTAGGTAAAGCATGATTGGGTTCCAGATTGAATAAATCAATGGATAGGCCCAACTTTGCCAGTCGTCTTTCCTATAGTGATAAACAAAAGTAGAGTCTGGATCAAGAAGAATTTCAGTTTGATCATTGCGAATTGCATCAGCAACATACTTTGGAAGCTGAGCTAGTATCTGATCTCTATATTCTGAATGTTTTAATAGTCTAAGTGTGTCTTGGGAAATTTGGTAAGTATAAAGGGGCTTTGCAAAATTAATAGCAACGTCGCCACAAACAGGGTCTACATTTTTAAGATTTAAAAAAGTATAACTTGTTGGAACATCGCCAGTACTAGGCTCAACTAAATCTTGAGAATCTTCAGCCATTCTCTTAAACATGCGTTCTTGCTCAGAGCCACTAATTGGCTTCATGTCTGCCTTAACTACATTATTGCCAGAACGTAAAAGCAAGTTGACGAATCTTTCTGATCTTTCAGTTCCATTAACTAACTTCCACCACTTTTTGTAGAAAGCCTCAATCCTTTTATTTGGGTGGGTTGGATGGATTCCCTTACACACAAAGTCAGTCATTAGGTCAATAGTCTGCCTCAACAGACCAACCTGATAATATAAATCACTACAAGCAGACATAATCTGCTTCATTTCTTTTGGTTTTTGCTCAGCGGGACGAAAGTTCTCATAATGAGAACGAGTCATTGGGTCTGTATAGTATAAATCTGTATTGGTGGAGTACTGCCCAGCAATAGAAAACATGGGAACAGCACCCCCAGCTTCCTTAACCCCATCCCACATTTTTTCTTGAGCATCTAAAAAATCTGGAGTGCCCGATTCAGGCGGCTCATTAGTATTTGGCATATTAGTCTTCCTCATAGAAATCAATGACTGTACCATAGCCACGATAATCTTGATTGTTTAAGAAATAAGCACCGTAAAACATATTTTCTGTTTTGCTTTTTTTGGGATCGAAGTGCTCTAAATAAGAACCTTTAAATTGATGATCTGGCAAACGTAATGTTCTAGCCATATAATTAGCCATAAGCAGGGCTGAATACCTATCTTTCCTAGTCAGTTCGGAATTTTCATCTTCTTCTGATAGAAGTTTGCAGGTATCCCATCTTTCCCTACCTGTTGGCGTTTTAGTCACTTGAATACGAGTTAGCTCATTTTTGAGCATTTCAATCTCGTTAATGCAATTTTCCAAAGTATTTGTATCGTCAAAGAACTTCCCCTCATCTTCCATATATTGCCTTTGCGCTTCAGCTTCAACTGAACTCATAGCTAATTCAACTGGGTCACAGTATGGGAATAGAATAGCTCTATCCTCCATATCCTTACTTAGAGTGTAATTAGCTTCATGTAAGACTTCATACTTAGCAAATGGGAACTCATAAATAATATGCTTTCCTGGAAGGTCGTCGGTGTCTTTTTCTTCATCTTCATCAATACATGGTAAGAATGGAACCTCTCCATCTTCAATCTTATCAGGGTCTTGAAGCGCTTCAATAATAGCAACCCCACCACCCAACTTATCTATGATGATATGATCGGATGGGAACACTGTAACTAAGTCGCGTATCTTTCTAGCGCAGTAACCAAAATAATCCTTTTTAGTACTTTTGCTCTTTTTGATTTGTTTAAACTTTTCTCTATTGATAGTCCAACTGTAAACAATTCTAGCATGCGTTTCATGCAACTCTAAAACAACAATAGCGAAATTGTCATGTTCAGAAGCCGGGTCAACCCCTATAACATATTTCTTATTTGGGTTACCACTAATCCTAGCCGAGAAATGTATATGCTCTTCATTAATTATAATTGGGTTTGAGTCACTAACAGTACATCCATCAATAACAGACCTCTTAAAGAACCCATCCGAATCGGCAATAAAGACAGCGCCATATTCCATATTATATAAAGCTGTATTCGCTGTAGCGCGGGCTTCAGCGACAATCTTATCATCCATCTGCCCTTTCGGGATTAGTTCATAAGGTATCCTAATAATAGCATAGTCTTTTGGATCAAGTGAGATTTCATCAATATCATCACCCAATAAAGTTTTAAGCTCGTCCTTATCTTGGCGAATGATGGCAGAATACTTTTGAAAGTCTTGA